ACTCGTATGACCAATATTATTATCAAAAACGGTGGTACAGTTGACAAGTTTATGGGCGATTGCATAATGGCATTTTGGAATGCTCCATTGGACACGCCAAAACATGAAACACTGGCAGTCAAGACTGCAATACAGATGCAAAAAGAACTAAAAAAATTAAACAGAGAATTAAAGAAAGAAAAACTTCCGCAAATCAATATTGGAATAGGTATTAACACAGGTCAAGCACTAGTCGGTAATATGGGCAGTGATCAACGTTTTGATTATTCTGTAATAGGAGATGATGTTAATCTAGCCAGCAGGTTAGAAAGCAGTTCAAAAGAACTAGGTAGCACTTTAGTAATTGGTGAAAAAACAAAACGCAAATGTCGAGGCATGCGTTTTAAATCATTAGGCACTATTAAAGTCAAAGGCAAAACTGAAGATATAAAAGTCTACACTATCTAGTGGTTAAATACGTATATAATGGAAAACTTTTTTAAATTAGTTGCAGAACTAGGACTGCCAATAGCAGGCACAATAGGTCTAGGTGCATTTATAATGGTTATTATAAAGTATATCTTGGGATCTGTTGTTAGTTCAATAAAATTCATTGAATCTGTTATAACACAACTAGATAACAGAGTTAAAACAATGAACAACGACATTTTAAAATTAGATCAAGAAGTATCTGAACAACTAGGACTACCTGTTGATACCAGCAGAGTGGCTCGAGCAGATGGCAAAAAGGACGCCCGGAAAGACTAGATGAATATAGTATCACTTATAAGCGATTATGGTTTTCCAATTGTGGCAGTTTTCTTTCTTGCCTATTTTATTTGGTATCTTTACAACTACATTGTCAAAGAAATAAAACCCAAACTGGGTTCTACTTCCACCACACTGATTGCACTTATTGATCGTGTGCGGATGTTGGACAACGATTTGATTCGACTGAAAACAAAAGTTGAAACAATGTCCAAGGTTCATCCCAAAAAGAAGAAGTAGTCGCTTTACTTTCACTCACAACAGGTTAAGTATTTTAGATGAATTATTTTTTGGTAGTCATAATGTGTATAGGAATGGAATGCTCCACAGCATGGAATCCAACTCCTTACGACTCAAAGTTTGAGTGTGAAATCAGTGCCAAAGACACTGTGAGAGAACTATCCACAACATTTCCAGACAGTGATGGTGAAGTGTACTGTCTTACCAAAGACGAATGGAACACTTGGAAAAATGCCATTGAATCTGGTGTGATACCAAGACTGGAAAAGCACAGATTAAATCAGTCACCAGAACAATCTATCTAGCAATTGACAATTTAGCAATATCTGTTATAATTTAACTATGTCAAGATGTTGGGAATTTACATTAGATCTTAAATCTAAAAAAATCAAAACTTTTGTATACAGTGACACAGGCACTGATATAGAACAAAGATTTACCAAAGAATATAAAGTGTCTAATATAAAAGAAATTGATGATCCATTAGAACAACACAAAAAGGTCAAAAAATGATTCATGCAATGATAGATCTTGAAACACTCAGCACAAACCCTGATGCGGTCATATTGACAGTTGGTGGAGTAAAATTTGATCCACATACACAAATGAAACCCTACGATGAGATGTATTTTAGAGTTGATGTTGATTCTCAGACTGCCAAGGGCAGACACGTGATGCAAGAAACACTTGATTGGTGGAGTAAACAACCTGCTGATATATCGGAAGAAGCACTTTCAGATGCCAATAGAATCTCCTTGCAAGACATGTTAAAAAGAATAAACAAATTTTCGGTTGGTGTTGATGTTTTTTGGTGCCAAGGTCCATTATTTGATTATGCAATTTTGCAAAACTTGTACGCACAATTACAGCAACCTGTGCCATGGCAATATTGGCAAATAAGAGATTCACGAACACTTTTTAATTTAGTGCCCAAAGAAATGGACAAAAGAACAGGATTACATAATGCACTAGAAGACTGCAAGTTTCAGGCCAAAAAGGTTCAAAAAGTGTACAGGCAATTGGGCGTCACAGTATGAACAAAATAGATTGGTTTGCTATACAAGATTTGTACTCTATAACAAATTACAAAATCAAACACAAAAAGAATCCCACAACAAAATGGATAAAATTGCCCTGTGTATACAAAATAAAAATTAAAGACACTGTGGTGCACGTAGGAAGATCAGACACATGTAAAAAACACGGCGGAGCAGAAAAAGTAAGAAAGGCCATTGTAAATTTATTAAATGTAAACAGCATTAATCCTAGTGTGCCTACCACAAAATACTGGACAGCAATTAGGTTGAAACACAAACCAAATTCAAGTAATATTAAAATAGGAATTATTAAAACAAATGCAATCAAAAAAACCTACCTTCAAGAAGCCATTTGAATCAATAGACAACTATGAAGAATGCACATGGTTGGGTAATGACAAACCCATATATGAAAATGAGATTTGTGCCATATTTCGTGACAGATATCCTGTCACACAAGGTCATTTGTTATTTGTACCCAAGCAAAACAATCCACAGACAATTGGGGAAACATATAAATTGGCCTACATATACGGACAAAAAGGAATCAAAGATGGCACATGGACAGGCTACAATCTTGGCCAGAATTTAGGAAGGTCAGCAGGACAAAGTATTTTTTGGCCACACATACATCTTATTCCTAGACTGGACGGGGACAGTGATCCTAACAAACACAATGGTGTAAGACTAGCACACCCGGGCGGTGATCACACTAATTACTACTAATGCCCAAAAAGAAAAAATTAAAAAAACCACGTTTATACAACGAAGGCAAAATATACATAAGTCCTGATGGTGGTGAAACTGTGTATGAACAAAAAAGAGATGGCACAAGAGGTCCGTTGGTGTCACAAAGTGAATTGGCCAAAGATGTTCAAACTGCACAAGAAGAAATTGAAATGCATGGTGTATACGCAATTCAATTAAGAAAAAAATATCCTGCACTGAAAAAAGCCTGGGACAAATACAAACTGGTATGGAGCATGGTACACAATGACTAAATTTGTTTCAATCATAGGTAATGGAGAAAGTAGACTGGGTTTTGATCTTACTCCTTTAAAAAATTTTAGCACTGTGGTAGGGTGTAATGCTCAATTCAGAGATTATAATTTTGATTATTTTGTTTGTGCTGACAGACATATGTGTCAAGAAGCAGTAAACACCGTGGGTAAAAACACTGTCGTATATACCAGAGACAAATGGCACAAACAGTTTGCCATGTGGCCAAATGTCAAACCACTACCTGATTTACCTTATGAAGGAGATAAACGACAAGACGAAGCATTTCATTGGGGCACTGGACCTTTTGCTGGAGTAGTTGCCAGTTCATTTAAACCCAAAGCAGTGTTTATGATTGGATTTGATCTGTATCCTTTGCCAGGTTCCGACCAAAAAAAAGACAACAACATCTACAGAGACACAAAAGGTTATACCTATATCAAAAAACCAGTTGACCCGAGATATTGGATATATCAGTTTGCTAAACTTTTTGAACACAGTGATTGCAGATGGATTGTGGTAAACAGACCAGATTGGAAAATGCCTGAAGAATGGAGCAAACACAAAAATGTTTTTCAAGAAACCTATGACGGCATGGCGAAATATATTGAAAAACAGTTGACAAAATCTAAATAACTGTTATAGTTGTATTATGTTTGAAAATATAAAAGAAAACGATGTTATAGCATTAAAATTTTCCACTGGAGAAGAAGTGCTGGCAACTTTTAAAAAGGCAGATGAAACTTCAATTTTAGTAATGAAAGGCCTAGTGTTAATGCAAGGACCGCAGGGTATTGCCTTAGGCACTTTTTTTAGCACAGCAAATCCAGACAAAGAAATTGCATTAAACAAAAATTTAATTCTAAGTGCGGCTGAATTGAATCCTAAGTTAAAAGAACAGTATAGTAATGTGTTTAGCAAGATCAAAACACAACCTAAGCCAAGCATCATTACATGAGATCAAAGCACAAAAAATCAATAGTGTGTTTGGTAGAATCAACCGAAGCACTTTTGAATGTGTTAGAAAAACACAAGATTGATCCAGATAAAATTGCAAGTAAACCACAGTTCAAGGTATTGGTACATTTGATAAAAACCATAATAGATGGTGAAACTGGTATACCAAATGAACTTAACGATCGTCTAAATGAACTCTCAGACAATTTAGATCTTGACAATGAGTCAAATCGTACTGTACACTAGCAATAGAGGACTACAAGACAATCATCCCTCTTTAAATATTCTGCTTGTCATCAAAGGAGAAAACGATGGCATACTATTCAACTAAAACATACGACCACAACGAAGGATTAAGTTGTGCTTTCCGACAATGGCGAGCAACACATTCTCACTGTCGTTGGGTGCATGGCTACGCATTGGCTGTAAAATTCACATTTGGTGCACACAAACTGGATGACAGAAACTGGGTACAGGACTTTGGAGGTCTCAAAGACATCAAACAATGGTTAAAAGAAATGTTTGATCATACTTTGTGTATTGCAGAAGATGATCCAGAATTGGACAAGTTCAAAGAACTACATGCAAAGGATCTATGTGATTTGAGAATTGTTCCTGCAGTTGGCTGTGAAAAATTTGCTGAACTAATTTACAATCATGTAAGTAAGATTGTAAACAATGACAGAATATGGTTAGAATCTGTTGAAGTGAAAGAACACAGTGGCAATGGAGCAGTTTTTAAAAGATCAAATTAAAATAACACTATCTGGCACAAAAGATTTGACGTACAATATCAAGTTGTATAACAATCCTTTTGTGCAAAGATGGGCCAATGAGTTCAAACAAATTTTAAAAAATAAATTATTATTAGAAAAAAATTACTGTTTCCTTGGCTTTGCAGATTCAATAAGAAATTTAGAATTTTTATGCAAAGAATTAAATCATGCTGTTTCACAGATTAATAAATTTAATTCATCTCAAAAATGGCAAAATGCAGGACTTGACCCTTATCCTATTACGAAAATATTTTCACCACATGATTTTATGTATGACGAAAAACTACCTATTGGACGAGCAGTCAACGGTGATGAAATGGCAACTCCTGGTTGTAGACTAAAACATGAAGCCTGCAATCAACTACACAGATACTTTGAAGACCTGCAAGGACAGGCATGGAAATTATCCGATTATTACTATACTGCTGATGATCATACAAAATATGCCATAAGACAACTTAACAATCTTTGTCATGAAATTGAAGGATGGGTCAATGCATATAGAAAATCAAAATTCGAGCCTGAATGGATAAGGCCTAGTCAAATCACAACATTTTTACATGCTCCTCGAAAACCTTTACAGGAGACCGACTACAATTTATTTTTAAAAAACAGATATGACAGAGATCTTGGCGGAGTATATCTGCATTGGTCACAGGTTGGCAAAACTCTGTATGAAGTATGGAGAGATAATGATGAATCAGTTGGTGCTGAAGGAATAAACCATCAACAGTTGTATTCAGGCGAATTTGATATAGAATGGGGACAAACAATCACAGATGCACACAGTTTTAAAAGAAAAGAAACGCAGGAATTTAAAGCATGGCTACAAGACAACAACTATAATTGGGATGACCCAAAGTTGGCGTTAGGCTACATAAAATTAGGACAAGTGGACCTTGTGGATAGTTTTGGTACCGATGATTTTCTAAACATCTACAAACAGTTAATAGATTGTTTAAATATCAAAACAATCGAATATCAAAACTATAAAGTGGACTACGATTACACGTTGGATGATAAAAATTGGAAAGCAAAGCAAATAAAAGAATTAAAAAAAGGTTATGAATCACATAGTTTGCGTTAAATGGGGCAACAAATATATTAGTCAGTATGTGAATGTTTTAAAGAGCATGATCAACAGACATACAACGTTGCCGTTTCAGTTTCATTGTTTTACCGAAGACCCTAAAGGTTTAGATGCAGATATTAATGTCATACCTTTCCCGGGTGGTTCACATATCAAAAGTTGGTGGAGTAAATTGGCCATGTTTCAAAAAGATATTGGTATCGAAGGAACAATTTTATATTTAGATTTGGACGTAATTGTTTTTAGAAACATTGATGAATTGTTCAAATATAATCCAGGCAAATTTATGATTATTAGAGATTTTAATAGATGTAGAGTTGCAGATTGGAAACAAAGTAATTCAAGTATCATGCGTTGGGAATCAGGGACGATGAATTACCTTTGGGAAAAGTTTAATGCGGATCCTAACAAAGCCATTGGTAGAATGCACGGAGATCAAGATTGGATTATGAGATGTGCAGGCGCAGACATCAATCACTGGCCTGACGAATGGATTAGAAGTTATAAATGGGAAATGATGGGAAGAAAAGACACAAAAATTAGAAAAGGAGCCAAGCACATATTTCAACACCCTCCCAAAATTGAAGAAAATACCAAAATTGCAGTTTTTCATGGCGAACCAAAACCTTTCAATTGCGGTGACCAGTTTGTAATTGACAACTGGAAATAATCTGTTACAATAACAATATGCGTATAGGTTTTTGCTGTAAATGGCTCAACGACAAATCTGAATTTGGTGGCATGAAAGTCAATGCCAAAGATAGAGATCTCAATGGTAGATCAACCACTATGCGATGGTTGAGAGAGCATCCAAACGATGCAGAACAGCGACAATGGGACATTATGAATCACAATGCCGCGGCGGCCAAGAGAATGGTTGAACGTGTGGCCACACTGCCACCAGAACGTAGAATGGTGCGACTTGGTTCTGAAATGTTGCAAGGTTATACAGAAAAAAATTGGAAAGCATGGTGGCAAAGACAAGAGATCCAAGACCACTGTGCCAAGATATTTGCACCTGTTGGAGAAACTGCTAGACGTTTAGATGTCAAAGTCAGTTTTCACCCAGGTCAGTTCTGTTGCCTAAGCAGTGTCACACCTGACATCGTGGAAAGAAGCATAGAAGAATTTGAATATCATGTTGACATGGCACGTTGGATGGGTTATGGCAAAACTTGGCATGACGGTTGCAAAATTAATGTACACATCTCAGGCAAACTAGGACCAGAAGGATTGTTAAAAGTTTTTCCTAGACTGTCAAAAGAAGCACAAAATTTGATAACAATAGAAAATGATGAAATGGGACATGGACTAGAAAGCACACTATTAGTAGCACACAAAATTGCACTGGTGCTAGACATACATCATCACTGGATAAGAGCGGAAGAATACATAGATCCAAAAGATGACAGAGTTAAAAAAGTGTTAGACAGTTGGCGTGGAGTAAGGCCTACTCTGCATTACAGTTATTCTAGAGACGAACATCTTGCTCCTGCAGGACTAGGAGACAAAATGCATTCCGAAATGCATGATATTAAAATGCTTTTGGAAAGAGGTTGTAAAAAACAAAAGTTACGAGCACATTCTGATCTGTTGCCTAACAAAAAAGTAAATGATTGGGCATTAAGTTTTGGTGAACATTTTGATATACAAACAGAGGCCAAAGGTAAAAACATGGCGGCTGAGCAACTGTACAACCAGTGGCTAAATATCAATAATGGAACCAATAATTAATTCAAAACACGTCGATGGTTTATACAAACCAGATGCAAAGAAAAAATTAACCATTTGCGAAATACACAGAAAAATTTACAATAAGTTCAAAGATACAGAACACATGACAGATGAACTCCGTTATCTGCTTGAACAAGGCTTTGTGATTGGGAAAAAAATGCATTACAGGTTAGCAAAATACAAACACAATTGGACCGAAGATGTCTACAAAGAAAACTTGAACGGAGATCATCAAAAGATCACACAAAACCAACCTATCGAATGGAAATGGTTGTCTAAATAAATATTGGTATGCATTTCAAAGAATTTAAAGATCAATCATGTCCAAGAACTAAAGCAGAATCCTGTTCATGCGAAAGTGTTCAAACTTTAAGCGAACAAGCCTCAGATGTCAAAGCATTTGTGGAACTACGACACAGTGACAAAGTCAAAGGCAAAATACTGCTGATGCAAAAGCCTGGAACTCCAACTTTGATCAAAGGCAGGATTGAAGGTTTGAAACCAGGTGAACATGGATTTCATATTCATGAATTTGGTGATATGACCGATGGCTGTGCGTCAATGGGTGGTCATTACAATCCTGACGGTGTTAACCATGGCAACTTGGAATCTGGTCATGTGGGTGATCTTGGAAATGTCACAGCAGATGACAGTGGTGTTGCTGATTTTACCATAGTGGCCAAACGTGTTGATTTAGTTGGTGACAGATCTGTTGTGGGAAGAGGTATCGTAGTACATGCAGATGTTGATGATCTAGGTCGAGGT